CGGCGGTCTCGTAATATGAACGCACCGGCTGCTGGTTCTGCCCGTCGATCTGGTTGGTGCCGCTCTCGTGGATCCACAGGTTGTACGGTGTCACGAAGGTAAGGTCGAACGTGGCGTCCACGCCCGATCCGGTCTTGGCGGTGACAGACACCGGGTTGGTAGGTACGACCTCGTAGCGCCCGGCATTGCTGATCGTGACCGTGTCGATCGCGCCCCCGGTTTCGGTGGCGACAGTCAGCTCCACCGGGATCGAGCCGAGGCCGCCTGAGACCTCAAGCACGTCTCCGACCGCGTAGCCTGAGCCGCCTGCATCAATGACCGCCTCCGTCGCGATGTAATCCTGCGGTTCGACGCCTGACAACATAGGCCGTCGGAATATGGCCGGAGACAGCCCGGCAGCCCGGCCACCGTTGGGCAACTCGGTGTCGTACCACGTGTTCTCACGGACGTTGTAGATCACCGCATGCGTGCATTCGGTTGCGGTGCCGAAGGGGAAGCACCACCATATTTCTCCGTAACGCGGAACCTTGAAAGCGAACACTTTCTGGCGCTGCGAGGCATTCAGGTTGTCGAAGAACCAATTGAAGTTGAGGTTGTTCGGCACCTCGCGCACGACGCCGTTGAAGCTGAGAAACCTGTCGGTCCCCACCCAGTAGAAGATGCCGTCGTACTCGATCACCGTCTGCGGCCCGAGGATGGAACTCTGCGACGAGATGGTGTCGAACTGGAACACCGGCGTGCCGCCGATGTAACTGGAGCGAATGAGGCTGTCGGCCGACCAGAACAGGCCGGACGGGCTGTTGCCGGGCCCCCCTCGCAGCGGCATCCCGCGCACGATCTTCTGGCCGGTCACATAGGCGTTGCCCGCGCCGGAACTGGTGTAGTCGGCGGGCTCGCCCGGCACCGACCAGCACACGTAGCCATCATTGCCGAAGACTAAGGTATAGGGGTGAAGCACCACGACGCCGCCCGTGACGCTCGCGTTCGACGGCAGGCCGCCAACGCCGATGTTGACTTCGGTGAGCGCCGATGTCCCAAGCAGATCGCCAACGAACAACTGGCCGCCGAGCGAGTTGCAGACGCACTCAAGGTTGGGCGCGACCTGCGCTACCAACTTGTTGGTGCCGTTCGACGAATCCGCGACGTTGTCGAACTGCCACATGTTGAGGTCGCTGGCATCGAGGGTGGAAGGTGTCCGGTCGGTGATCACCGAGCAATTGCCCGCGCCTGTCACCGTGAAACGCTCAATCCGGTTGGCCGACGCCGCGTGGGTGTAGGTCAACGTGTCGCGAGTATAGCCGTGCAGTGTCCGCACGATCCCTTGCAGATAGCGGTTGATCGTGCGGAAGCCGCCTATCTTGCGAGGCAGCCCGCGCTGCCAGCGCGCCCACAGAGCGTCGACGTGGTAGTCCCCCTCGAACTGCGTGCCGTCGCGCTTGACGCCCGGCAACGACGCGATCTTGAGAGGGGGGAGACTAGAAGACATAGTTTTCGAGCGCCGTGACACGCTGTTCGAGTTGCTGCCTCTCGGCCTTCTCGCGGTCGAGCATATCGGACAACTGCTGGATCGAGCGCACGAGGATAGGGATCAGGACCCCGTAGGCCGCCTCCAGCCGTTCCGGGTCTGCGTCGAACACGAGGTTCGGAATGCTGACGCCGATATGCTCCTGCGCGGAAAGCAATTCCTGCGCGATGAAGCCGATGTCCGGAATGCCGACCTTGCCGCCATCGCGCATGTTCCAGTCGAAGGCGACAGGCCGCAGCGCGTTGATGAACTCAAGGTCCATCCCCGCAGGCAGCACGCGAATGTTCGTCTTGTCTCGCTCGTCGGACAGCGCTGTGATCGAAGTGACCTGACAGCGCAGCGTGGCGATCGACGAGTTGCCGAGGGTGATGGTGTTGTCGGTGCTGGTGGATGCCTGCGCACCAAGAGACGTTGAGTTGAACGACGTTCCGGAAACTGCCGCCGAGTAGCCGACAGCAGTGCTCTGGTTGACGCCGCTGGCACAGGCAGACGATTGCCCGATCACGATGTTGCGGCCCGCACCACCGCCGTCGCCGCCTGCGTTGGCCCCGCCACCGATCGCGATACATTCAGGACCACCGCCGTCCGCGGTGTCCCCGATGGCGACAGCCGACGAACTGCCGCCGCTCGCGTTGCCGATAATGACCTGCGAACCTGCGGCGCTGCCGAGTTGCAGAACCGCGACGCCACCAGCCGCAAGGCCGATCTGGTCGGCTGCTGGCCAGTACACACCTGTGTTGGTGTCGCCGGACTTGACGATGGACGGTGCGGCGGCACTGCCAGCACCAAGACCTGCCATGCTGGTGATATCGGTATTGGCGCCGGAAGCAGCGGCACCGAGATTGGTGCGCGCACCTGCCGCGGTAGCCGAGCCTGTGCCGCCCTGCGCAACGCTGAGCGGCGTCGTCAGACCTGTAAGCGACGTAATGTCGCTGTTGGCTCCGCTCTTGGCCGCCGACAGGTTGGTGCGCGCGCCGGCAGCGGAAGTGGAGCCGGTGCCGCCGTCGGCAACAGCCAGCGGCAGCGGTACGCCGGACGTGGTGTCGGCCTTGATGACTTCGGAGCCGTCGCAGTAGTAGATGCCGCGCGTGCCCTCGTCCACGTTGGTCGTGGTCGCGCCGCCGTCGGCCTTGAGCGAGAACACATAGCCGCCTGTAGTGGCGTTGTTGACCCAGTATTGCTGCAACGTCGCCGGCACGACGACAGTCAGGTCATTGGCGAGGGCACCGGTAAACTTGTACGAGATGCGGTTCAGTTCCGAACCGCTGAGCGTGTAGGTTCCGCTCAGTCCGTCGACATCGATGATAGTGTAGTCGAAAGCGAAAATCGCCTGCTTGCCGAGGCCGATCGTCCACCACTCGATACCATCCGTAACAACGACGGCGCTATCACCAGGCTGCAGCGTGATGTTGGACTGGTCGTTGATGGTCTCGGCCCCCGAGGGCTCAAGCGTCAGGTCTCCGGTGCCACCGTTGCGGACATTGACGAACCAGTTGTTCCCCGCCGTCGCAGCGGCAAGCAGATTGATCGTACCGAGCGCGCCGGTCCAGACATAGAAAGCAGCCCGGTCCGTACCGGTTAGCGTGTAGGGGGTGGAACTGATCGTCGACGTCTCGACAGCCTGCGCGAGGTACGAGCCGATCGCTACAAGCCCTTCACCTGCCAGCGCTGACGCCTGCGCCTGCGCGGTGGATGCACCGTAGCGGAACGTCTGCCACGTGCCCGCAGCCGTGGAGTTGTCCGACAGGTAAATCTGCCACTGCTCGCCCGCCGATATGGCAAGGATGGTGCCTCCGTCGTTGTCAAGAACATCGACGTCGTCCGGACCGAGATTATTGAACAGGATGGTCTGCCCGACGCCGGTCTCGTCGGCCGGCGGCAGCGTCACGGAGAACCCGGAACCTGTAGTTGTCAGGTCGATGATGCGCGCGGTCACGTCCGGCCCGCTCATCGCGTCGAGCGGCCATCTCAGGACGATGTCGTCATCCAGTTCGTAGGCGATGAGGCTGACATCGGACGGGTAAATGACGGTGCCGCCGAAGACGTTTACGAAGCTCATTTAAGCCTCCTTGCGGACCGCCGCGCGGTCCAGAATCTTGGCGATATCCTCGCCGTTGAGAGTTGCTGCCGAGCGATCGTACATCGCCTGCCAGATCGATATGCGCTCGTCGTTCTTGAGGAACGGCGCGGCCTCCAGCAGCGTCGCATAGAGCAGCAATTGCGGCGCGTATTCCGTGATCCAGTTTGTCTGGACGCTATCGCTGAGCAGTTGCGGCAACTCGTAGTAGAGGATCTCGAAGGGGTACGCGACGTCCGGTGTCGGAGCTACCAGCCAGTGCGTCGAATCGTAATCCGCGTAGAACTCGGGCGTGTCGGTTGCGGTCCGGTCGGGCCAGTATGAGCCAAGGTACTCGTAGGCTCGGGTGTAGAGTTGCTGCCGCGTGTTGTAACCCGTGCCGGTCCCAATGGCCCACGACACCGTATCACGCCAGCGATCCGGCTTGGACAGGACCGGTTCGCCGATCGTGAAGTTGCCGGTCACGACGTTGATGAAGCCCTCGATCTTGAGTTCCTGCGCGATGCGGCGCTCGGCGAAATTGATCAGGCTCGGCAACTGCGCGATGAACGTCGGGTCCTGCGCGGCCGAACTGCCGCGCTCAAGGTAGCGCTTCACGTCGTCCTGCAATGTAGTGAAGGTCATGCTCATTGCGTTGCTCCCTCTGTCGGAGCGACAGCCGGCGCTGCCTCCGCCAAGCCTTTGGCCTTCAAATCCTCGAACCAGTCATTCGCCTTGATCAATCGACCGGTGTTTCGCACAAGGACCTTGAAGTCGTCGAGCGGCACCACGACGGCATCTCCACCGGGTCCGTTATCGCACGTGGTACTGTTACCTTCACAGGTGGAGGCAACTCGTCCGGCAGCACTTTCAGCGGTTTTTCGTGACACGCGGTTAGCACGAGCGAACCGCTCAGAAGCAGCGACGAGAGAATTGACCTTGCGTTCGGCATTGTCGGCCCTTTCAGCGATCGTGTCGTAATCGTTCTTCAGCACCTTGCGTTGTGCATCGAGCTTCGCCCTCGCTGCTGCCTGCGCGGCCTCGTAGGCGCTTTTCTGGGCGCCGAAGGCTGTCTTCCATGCCTGCGCCGTCGATTGCCACTGTCGGGCCGTCTGGCGCCATTCCGAGCGGCTATTCCAGAGCCATGCGACTGCGAGCAGCGCCAGACCGCAAGCGAGCCAGCGCCAGTGCGCGCGGGCGAAGGAGAGTGCGGCGAGGATCACGGCAGGTTCCGCAGACAGATGTCGCGCTCGGCCTTGCGGCGGTTGAGCAGGCCCTTGACCTGTCGGCCACCGGCATAGGACCACGCGAGGAAGGCGTCGCAGGCCCCGCGCCAGTTGCCTGCGCTGAACCGCCGCGCCACCGTCGATCGGCGATAGTTGGCTGTGCCGATGTTGTAGGACAACGACACGGCGGCAGCCAACTGGTAGGGGTGGCCAGCCAGTTCTGGGTTGCGTTTCAGGACCGGCTCGGCGAAATCGTTCAATCCGTCCGCCAGCATGTCCTCGCACTGCGCATCGGTATAGCGGCGCATCGCCACACGGGTCTCCCCGTAGCAGACCGTCCAGACACCGATGATATCCTGATACGGGTCGTTGCTCTTGCCTTCCCAATGCGAAACGACAGCCAGCAGCAGCGCCGCAGCGGATGCACCGACGGTTCCGACGAGCGCCTGCTTGCCAGTTGGCTTGTTCATCCGGCGCATCGCCTCACCCGGGCTGATCGGCATCCGGCTTCTCCTCGATCCTGGCTCGCATCTTTGGCTGCGCTACGTGAGTGACGATCACCGGCAGTACGAAGGCGAAGAACGCCGCGCCTGCGGCGAGCGGCAACATCAGCTTTCCGGGTGCGAAACCGATAAGGCCAATGACCAGAACCGGCTGCGAGAAGACGTAGCCAACGAATATGCTGTTGACCGCCGCCAGCCACGTCGACCAGCGGCGCCACCACATCTTTCGCCAGTTCTGGACCATCTCCATCACCAGTCCTTGATGATAATGGTCGCCATGAGCGCGAGCGATGAGCCCACCATGGCGACGAACCAGCCTTCGAGACGCCTCAACCTCGCGTTGATGCCCTCGTAGCGTTCCGAACAAACTGCCTCATGTGTATCCATTCGCGCATTTGCGTCCCGTTGTCGTTGCTCCACGTATACCCCCGTCAAGCAGGCCACCCTGAACTGATATCGATAGCATCCAGAGCCGCATGATCGGCGGCATTTTGAACAGCTACACCGAGAGCCTGCGCTTGCGCGTGGCACGCGGCGACGTGTGTGCCGGCTGCGACGCCGACGGAAATCATTTGCTGGGCGTTGAGCGCCACCAGACTGTTGTTGGCGAGCTTCCACGACATGGTGAAGGGCGATCCGGCCGCGATAGCAACCTGCGCCATGACGACCGCACCCGTGATGTTGATGCGCGCGGCCTCGTCGGAATCGAATACGCCGATGCCTGCGACGCTGACGCCTCCCGCGATCTTCGCGTCGCGGATATTCTTGATCGCCTCGACCATGGCGAGTTTGCGCGAGGGCACCGGAGTGTTGTCGACTACAAAAGTCTCCTGCCCGGTTCCGCAATCGATGACGTTCGCCATATCAGGACTTTCCGTAAAGGGTCATCGTGACCGAACTCAGCGTACCGGTGCTGATCTCGACACGAAGCGCATCGATCCCGGTACCGGTGTAGAAACCGCCAGTGTTGTTGGAGGTGCCAACAGGCGCGGCGCTCGTGGTCGACATGCCGAAACCCACCGCAATCTCGTTGGTGTAGCCGAACACGTAAGCCGCGCCGTGGAATGCTAACAAGAGAGTGCCGACGGTGATACCCCCGCTCGTCCAGCTGGACCCATTGTCCTTGCTGGCCTTTACCGAGA